CTGGGCCGACTCAAATTGGCCAAGATTACAGAAGTAGAACGCACTGGTTGCGAAGGCATTGCTGACTTCTTGTACAAGTATGTAAACGGTATTTTCTTGCCCAACTGTGGCACTGAAGAGGCGGCTCGTGTTTGGTGTACCAGAGTAGAGGTACGTGAAACCGATTCAAACATGGCGGGGCGTCAAGGCCGTCGTGAAGACAATGAAGACTTATTTTAATTAAAGGAAACACTATGTTAGACAAATTATTTGGAAATTTAGATCGCAAGCTGGCATATAAAATTATGGCCTTCCATATTTTTATCATTGCTTTTAGCAATTATATTGTTCAGTTCACATTCAACGTATTCGGCCATCCTCTGGCCTGGGCAGCGTTTACATTCCCCTTGGTGGTAGTGGCAACGGATTTGACTGTTCGCATGCTGGGCAAAGAAATGGGTCGAGCAGTAATTGCCCTGGCATTTATTCCTGCTATCCTGGTCAGCATGGCTGTGGTATCCCTAAGTGGTGCACCTGATTCAGTTGCAGTTCGCATTGGTCTAGGATCAGGTTGTGCATACTTTATTGCCACAATGTTGGATGTGTATGTGTTCCAGTATTTTCGTGAACGTTATACCCAGTGGTATATTGCTCCGTTGTTGAGTTCAGTTGTGTCAACCATTATTGATACCTACACATTCTTTGGCGTGGCGTTTGCTGGTGGTGCCAATGAGTTTATGGCTGCTAACTGGCACATTGTTGCTACCAATCATATCATTACCAAGATTGCAGTAAGTCTTGCAGTTATCTTGCCAGCATACGGCGTGTTATTGAACTTCTTGCAAAAACGAGTACTGCACTTAGATGCTGCAAAATCTAGCAACTGAGGTTATTGTGACTCCAGAATTTGATATTGCAGTGTTGTTGGCCACTCGTGGCCGCACCACTAGCCTTGACCGTAGCATTCGAAGCCTGGTAGAAATGGCTTCAGATATAAGCCGCGTACAACTGATGTTTGCATTTGACAACGATGATGATACAGGATTTACTTTCTTTGTTGACCACTTGCAACCTTGGTTGGACAGTCGTGACGTCACATACACTGCCATGAAGTTTGAACGTATGGGCTATGTAAACTTGCACAAGTACAACAACGCCATGGCCAAACAAACTGACTCACGTTGGTTGGTGATCTGGAACGATGACGCTGTGATGCAAAGTGCTGGTTGGGATGATACTATCATGAGTCACGAAGGCGAGTTTAAACTACTGAGCTTCTGTACTCACAACATGCATCCTTATAGTATCTTCCCTATTGTGCCGCGCAAGTGGTACGAGTTGCTGGGCTACATCAGTCCGCACCCCACACAAGACGGTTGGGTAAGTCAGCAGGCCTACATGTTGGACATCTATCTGCGCATACCTGTGGATGTGTTGCATGACAGATTTGACTTGACCGGCAACAACAACGATGACATTTTCAACAATCGTCCCATGCTGGAAGGCAAGCCTCTGGATCCCAACGATTTCCACAGTGTACAAATGATTGACCTGAGACATCAAGACTGTGCCAAACTGGCAATGCACATGCGTAACACTGGAGTCAGTACTGAGTTCTTTGAAAACATTTTCAAAGGCACACAAGATCCCTGGCAGCGTCTGGCAGAAAACGACATCAACAGTCAGATGGTGCAGTTTGATAATCCGCACCGGCATTTCAAAACAGTGTAAATACTCAATGACACACAAAATTGCCTGGGTACAGCCCAACTTTCAACAAGGGCCCAAAGAGCTCAATGCACACTACCTACCTTATTCAGCAGGTGTGATCTGGAGTTATGCCATTGCTGATCCTGAGATCCGGACCAACTTTGAGCTCACTGAATGGGTATGGCGTAGAGACGAGGTTGAACCGATTGTGCAACGACTGGCCCAAAATGACATCGTGGCGTTCAGCACCTATGTGTGGAATCACAACTACAACTATGAACTGGCTCGACGAATCAAAGAGATCAATCCTGATGTGTTCACTGTGTTTGGTGGTCCAGAACCTGCCATTACTGATCCTGACTTGTTTCGTAAGAATCCGTTCATGGATGTGGTTATCACATTCGAAGGCGAAATTACATTCCGCAAACTGCTGCAAGCCTACGAAAGTCGTAGCTTTGATCACATTCCTGGACTGCTGTTGAACCGGGCTGGCGAAGCCATAAACACCGGTGAAGCCAAGCGTATTGAAAGTCTTGAAGAAGTTGTTAGCCCATATCTGGCCGGAGTGTTCGACAAACTAATCGAAGACAATCCCGGTATCATGTGGCAAGGCACACTGGAAACCAGCCGCGGCTGTCCGTTTGCTTGTACCTTCTGTGACTGGGGCAGCCTGACCTACAACAAGGTCAAGAAGTTTGAACTTGAGCGTGTGTTTGCCGAACTGGAATGGATGGCCCGACGCAACTTTGACTTTATCTCCATAACTGACGCCAACTTTGGCATGTTTGCTGAACGTGACAGCTTGATTGCAGACAAGATTATCGAGTGTCAAGAAAAGTACGGATCGCCAAGAACATTCTCAGTGGCCTGGGCCAAGAATCAAAAGAAAGAAGTGGTTGACATTGTTAAAAAACTTCTGGATGCACGTGGCTTCAATCAAGGACTAACACTTAGCGTACAAAGTCTGGATCTGGATGTGCTGGAAAACATTCGTCGCAAGAACATGGAAATGAACAAGCTCAACGAAGTGTTTGAACTGTGTGAGCAACGCAACATCCCCACATACACCGAACTGATTCTGGGCCTGCCTGGCGAAAGTCTTGAGTCTTGGAAAAAGAACTTCTGGACCTTGTTCGAAATGGGCAATCACACCGGCCTCACAGTGTTTCAGGCTCAGTTGTTGGAAAATGCTGAGATGAATCTCTTGCAGAAGAAACTGTTCAAGATCACCAGCCAGCCTGTGACTGACTACTTTTCAGGCAGCTACAGCAATGAGCATGTGGAAGAAAGCATTGATATCATAACTGGCACCAAAGACATGCCATTTGAAACCATGCTGGATGCACATGTGTTTTCATGGTTTATCAACACCTTCCATATCAACGGTGTAAGCACCTTGTTGAGCCGCCTGGTAGTCAAGCACAGTCGTGTGCCCTACAGTGAATTCTACGATGAACTGTTTGAGTTTATTCAACAAGATCCCTGGCTGCATCAAGAACAACAACAGGTGCGTGAGTACTATCGTAACTGGATGACCACCGGACGCATCAACCACCCCGACATTGGCATTGAAATACACGGCTGGAATCTCATACACAGAACCATCTTGAACATGCATGTGGAAAAGCAGTACAACGGTATTTTTGATCTGCTGGAACGCTTTATGGCACGATACAACTTGCCTGCAGACCTGTTGGACAGTATCATGCAATTCCAACGACGCTATCTCGTGGCCTATGACAGCATGAACACTTATCCGCAGACACTGGATCTTGACTACAATATCTGGGAATATCTAACGTTTGATCATGATCTGGTGCAAGAGCCCAGCCAGTATTGTCTAGAGTTTCCCGAAGACAAGACCATGAGCTTTCCCAAGTTCCTGGAGTTGTTTTACTTTGCACGACGAAGAAACTTTGGTAAAACCACTGTGGATCGTGTGGGTCAGGTCAGCAATCAAGCACGTCGAGGAGACGGTGCAGCACGAGCTAAACTAGCAGCCTGATGTCAAGACTGTTTACATTTGGATGTAGTTTTACCAACTATCGCTGGAGCACCTGGGCCGACTGTTTGGCACCAGAATTTGACAGTTTTGAAAATTGGGGGCAAGGCGGTGCCGGTAATCATTATATCTTTAACTCTGTAATGGAATGTGATCAAAGAAATAAGTTTGGGCCCAATGATACGGTGGTTGTATGCTGGTCAGGAATACATCGAGATGATTGGTATGTCAAAGGCAAATGGCAAACGTTAGGTAATGTGCATAGTTGTCCAATTTACAATCCAGAATATTTAAAAACACATGTAGACGACCGCGGATATCTCATAAGAGATTTTGCGTTTGTAAAAGGTGCCAAAACATTGCTAGAAAATAGGCCTGGGTTAAACTGGAAATTTATTTCTATGGTGGAGTTGTCAAGTATGCCTTGGCCAGATGATGATATAAGTCAACACAGAGATGTTATGAGACTATACGAAGATGTATTTCAAAGCATGGGCCCAAGTTATCATACTGTGCTGTTCAAAGACGGATGGCCCAACAGAAACGGTGATCCACATCCTAGCCCTGCGGAGCATTTGGCCTATCTGGATGCAGTGTTACCAGGTTGGGTGACAAAAGAATCTACTCGTGTTAAAATGCATGAAGAAACTATCAATCTACGCAAGGACCCCAATAAATCGGGTCAGAGCACAGTAACAAGACTATAGGAACAATATGAAATTCAAAGTAAGCGAACTATTTTATTCAGCACAGGGCGAAGGCCGCTATGTTGGCGTGCCGTCAATATTTTTGCGCATGTTTGGCTGTAATTTTACCTGTTCGGGATTTGGATGCAAGCCTGGTGAAAAGTCTACTGGTGCCGATGAGGTGGCCAAGACAGTACACTTGTACAACACATTTGAAGAACTGCCCTTGGTGGCCACAGGTTGTGATAGTTATGCATCATGGCATCCGGCATTCAAACACCTGAGTCCCACATACACCACAGACGAACTGGTGGCAAAGATGGCTGCACTGTTGCCGCATGGCAACTGGCAGCAACCCAATGGTAATCCTGTGCACCTGGTGATCACGGGTGGTGAACCGTTGCTGGGATGGCAACGTGCATATCCTGATCTACTAGACAAGTTGCACGAACTTGGCCTGCGCCACATCACATTTGAAACCAACGGCACTCAAGAACTCAGCAGAGAATTTAAACAATATCTTGCTGCCTGGTTTGGAGAAATCACATTCAGTGTCAGCCCCAAACTGTCAGTGTCCGGAGAGAAATATGAAGATGCTATCAAGCCCGACATTGTATGGGACTATGAAACATACGGTGTGACCTATCTCAAGTTTGTGGTTGAGAAAGTTGAAGATTTTGCTGAACTGGATCTTGTGACAGACGAATATCGACTGCGTGGATTCGGTGGTCCTGTATTTGTCATGCCTGTGGGTGGCGTTGTGAGTGTGTATGATGGCAATAGATTGCATGTGGCTGATGAGGCACTCCGGCGTGGTTACTGGTACAGTCCGCGACTTCATGTGGACCTCTGGGGCAATGGATGGGGCAAATAATATGGGACTGTTTGATAAACTGTTTGGATCAACAAAATCAGCAGAAGCACCAAAAGCGCCAGCGGCGCCCAAAATAAAAATAGCAGCCAAAAGCGAAAAAGAACTTGCCACAGCAGCCGGCGAACCGTACGTGGCCATTCTCAAGATGGACATCGATCCCAATAACCTGCACCAGGGCAGTTTCGAACTGGACTGGAATGAGATCTTTGTGAGTCGCTTGGTCAAGGCCGGCTACATGATCAAGCCCACCGACCAAGATGCGGACATTGTGGATCGTTGGTTCCAGACTGTGTGCCGTCATGTGGTCATGGAAACCTGGGAACAGGAACAGGCCATTATCAAGGGTGCAGGACAATATGTGAACACTCGAAACATTGGCGATGGCAGAACCGAAGTGTCATGATTTTCAATCACATCAAACAACTCAAGACAGATGGCAAAAAAATTGGCATCACCTTCAGCACCTTTGACATGCTGCATGCAGGCCATATTGCCATGCTATCGGAAGCCAAGAACCACTGTGACTATCTCATATGCGGGTTACAAACTGATCCCACAATAGATAGACCAGAAACAAAAAATGCTCCTATTCAAAGCATTGTGGAGCGGCAGATTCAATTGGCCGCCTGCCGTTACGTGGACGAAGTGGTGGTGTATCAAACTGAACAGGATCTTGAAGATCTGTTGTTGATCCTGCCCGTGGATGTACGTATCCTGGGTGTGGAATATCAAGGCCTAGATTTCACTGGGAAAGAGGAAGGTGCCTTGCGAGGAATTGAACTGGTATTCAATGGCAGGGATCATTCATTCTCAAGTTCAAGCCTGCGCCGACGTGTGGTTGCTGCCGAGAGTCACAAGATACTGTCACAGAAATGATCCTGTTTGCAAATGGCTGTAGTCATACCGCAGCAGCTGAGGCTGTGGTGATTCATGCCTGGGCCGAAGATGATGGCAACCTGTACCAGGCCGGACGAGTACCGCATCCGCTGAATCTAGCTGCAAGCTGGTGTACTGTGCTGGGCCAAGAGCTGGGACACCAGGTGATATGTGCTGCCCAATCGGGTGGCAGTAATGATCGCACCATACGCACCACCAAAGACTGGATCACGCACAATCCTGACAAACTCCACGACACATTTATGGTGATACAATGGACTTCTTGGGAAAGAGAAGAGTGGTTTTATCAAGGGCAAGATTATCAGGTCAATGCGTCTGGCTGTGACACTGTACACCGAGACCTGCAGGAACGCTATAAACATTATGTGATCAACATAAACTGGACGGAGAAAACAGCAGATGCACATCACAAGATCTGGGATATGCATTGCTATCTTGAACAACTGGGTATAAATCATTTGTTCTACAATGCCACCAGCACATTCAGTGATATTGCTCTACTTGATCAAAAATCCTGGAACCAGCATTATATCAACCCATACAGCCTGACTGGCAGCTATGATGCTGTGCTAAGATACAACGGATTTGACTATGTGAATCCCAAAACATACCATTTTGGTGCCACGGCCCATTGCTTTTGGGCCAAGTATGTGTTACAATACATTAAAGATAATCAACTACTGGGCACAAATGAAATACCTTCTGATTGACACTAGCAACATGTTCTTTCGAGCACGGCATCAGGCACATCGTGCTGCGGACTCCTGGACCAAGCTGGGCTTTGCACTATACTTGACCTTGATGAGTGCCAACAAGGTTGTGCGGCGTTTTCAAGCTGACCATGTGATTTTCTGCCTAGAAGGACGCAGCTGGCGCAAAGATCACTACAAACCCTACAAGGCCAATCGTGCTGTGGCTCGTGCGGCCATGAATGATGAACAGGCTGAAGAAGACAAGCTGTTCTGGGAAACCTATGATGAACTGACTAAATACTTGAGCAACAAGACCAATTGCAGTGTGATCCGTGAGCCCCAGGCCGAAGCGGATGACATCATTGCACGATGGATTGCCCTACACCCCCAAGACGAACACATAGTGGTCAGCTCAGACACAGATTTTGTGCAGCTGATCGCACCCAATGTCAAACAGTACAATGGTATCACTGACGAGCTGATCACACTAGATGGAATCTTTGATGTCAAGGGTCAGTTGATCAAGGACAAAAAGACCAAGCTGCCCAAGACTGTGCCTGATCCTGCCTGGTTGTTGTTTGAAAAGTGCATGCGTGGCGATACCAGTGACAATGTGTTCTCAGCGTATCCTGGTGTGCGAACCAAGGGCACCAAGAACAAGGTTGGACTAGAAGAAGCGTTTGGCGACATGGGCAAGAAAGGCTATGCCTGGAACAATCTCATGTTGCAACGTTGGACTGACCACAATGGTCTAGAACACAGAGTCTTGGATGATTATGAACGCAATCGTGCCTTGATTGACCTTACTGCACAGCCACAAGAGATCAAGGACCTGGTGGACGCTGCAATACGTGCTCAAGTGAGTCACAAGGACGTGGGTCAAGTGGGCAGTCACTTTTTGAGATTCTGTGGCAAGTATGAATTGGTCAAGTGCAGCGACTCAGCAGACAGTTTTGGACGCTGGTTGAATGAAACCTACAAAGGAGTATTGAATGAACAGCATAATAGCTAAACCCGTGATAGCAGACAGGTACTGGATACTTAAAAAAGACAATCGCAAGATTGGTCAAATTGAAGCTGACGCAGAAGGCATTGTTGTAAAAATTCAAAACACAGTGCAACGATACAAAACACTCAAGATGGCAGGTCGTGCTGCTGGCATTGAATTTGCAGATCAAGAGTCCGTTACTCCGCCACAAGATCAACAGGCCTATGGGTATGACACCGGTGGCATAGTACACAATGCCATGTGGGATGTGACTCATCGACTGCCACTGTTTACCAGAGACGACAAATCCAAGTCCTGGTTTGCTGCTGGCTGGTACCAGGTGAAGCAACATCGTACCTGGAAAACTGTGCAGAATCCCAAGTTGATCACACTACAACGATATGCCTATCAAGGCCCTTTTCACAGCAAGGAACAAGCAAATGAACGTGTTTAGAGATCAAGAAAAATTCATGCGGGCCTGCGGCCAAACGGTTGAACAGTACAACATGGCACAGTTTATGTTGTATAGAAATTTGATCGACGAAGAATGCAAAGAACTGTCTCAGGCATGCGAGGCTGATGATGCAGTAGAAACACTAGATGCCCTGATTGACATCCTGGTTGTGACTATTGGTGCTATTCACTCCATGGGTGCAGATGCCGAAGGTGCCTGGAAAGAGGTCATGGGCACAAACTTTGCCAAAATTGATCATGAAACTGGTCTGGTGCGCAAACGTGAAGATGGCAAGGTTCTAAAACCCCTGGGGTGGACTGCGCCCAAACTGGCTCAGTTTTTAACAACCAATCATGATACCAAGCAGGCCCAAGAATGAGCCTGCACATCAATCGATTTGTTGATTCAATCAAGGCACACGAAAGTCGCGGACAAAAAGACTTCACAATGACCATGCGTGATGCCAAAGACCTGCATGCTGACATAACCAAACTGTTGATGACACTTGCGGCCATGCGAACTGCGCCAGTTGAGAACTCAGTGACAGAGGTGGTTCTGGATGGTGGATCATTTAAAAGCACATAGTTAATGGCATAAATAATGCTATGAGTAGACCCAAGCCTCAAGTGCTGATCGAGCACATAAACAAGCAAACCTACAAGACCGAGCAAGTGTTGGCCAGCGAAGGCGTGTGGGCAGTGTTCTACGACGCCAAGCCCATCAATCTCAAAACTGCAAACATGCTGACTCAGTATCCGGGCCCCAAGTATAAAAAAGTCAGTTTTTCAAATCCTGGTCACGCAAAAAATCTGGCCAAGAAACTAAACACACAGTTCAAAACAGACAAGTTCACAGTGGTGCTATTGACTCAGGGGGCGCAGATATACCCCGATGTTCGATAAACTTCAACTCACTCGTCAGATAATAGATCAGCTGCCCGGGGATGATTGCCCCGTGTTTGACGAAGCATTTGCTGCTTGGTGGATGGATTCTCGTGAAGGCAAGGGCATGCGCTTGACCACAGCAGGTTATCAGGCCATTACCACACTTGATATTGCGGCGTATGTGTTTGATACTCCCCTGGCAATTCCGGCTCTGTTGCCAGGACATCTGTTGCTGCTGGACCGAAAACTGGATTGCCCCTACTATCTCAAAATAGGAAAGAAACAGCAGATCACCTTGTTTGGCAGTGAGCAGGCCCTGATGCTGACCATGTACGGGGATTTGAACCGATTCATGCGGTATCTAGAACGCACCTAGCGGTTGACCAATATTCGCAGATCTTGTACACTAGTATCAGCAGCAGAAATTGTTGCGAAAATACCACAATCGGCCCGGTTGACCATTATTGCCCAAAATGCTATAATACACGTATGGAAGCAAAAAACATCACCCGTAAAAAGCGAACAGATCGTACCCATGTTATCTACATGCTGCAATCTGGTGCTGATTTCTACATTGGCGTCACTGCCAAGACTGCCAGCACAGTGAACCGGAGTGTGCAGACTCGTTTCAACAAGCACGTTTATCGCAGCAGAACTGAAGACAAGAGCTGGGCACTGTATGAGTGCATGCGTGAGCGCGGTGCAGACAGTTTCACAGTGGTGATCGTGGACGTGGTGCGTGGCAAATCAGCTGCTCACGCACTAGAGCGCGAACTCATACGTGAGCATCGACCCAACTTGAACAGCGATGTTCGTGGGTGCTGATCGGGTTGACCATTATTGCCCGAAATGCTATAATACATACATACACAGCAACAAACAGGAGTTGATATGAGCGAAGTAAAAGAACCCGTGGTAATGCCAGTGTGCCCGTTCTGCAAGACCACAATGACACCACAGTATTTCTCAGGATACTACGAGTCGTTCTCCATGTGGGAATGTGAGTGCTTGGAAATTCCGGGTGCGGAAAAAGTGTCAGGCTCATACGCATAAGGAGCCATGAATGAACGAACGAATTCAACAACTTAAAAAGCAGGGCAAAGAACCTTCAATTAAAAAGGTTAAAAAACGTATGAAAGAAACAAACAACAAAAGTTTTTATCAAGCCCGTGAACAGATGCGTAACGAGGAATATGGTCCTTTGCCTCCTGGGTATTCTTCTTGGGGAATGTATTGGAAATCACTATGAACGAACAAATTCGACAACTAAGTTGTCGGCGACAACTACTGGCCCTTGCTTACGAACAGGAAGATCAAGTGTTTGGCTCCAGTGAGCGTGACGAGTTTGATTGCCTCATTGCCCTGATTGAAGATGGCACCATCGACACCTTTGAAGAACTTGCACGTTACGGAGTCAAACAATGAACGAACAATTTAGAAAACTATTGGACCAGGCTCGTGAATTAGCCGATGAAGTGTTTGATTATGACGGCTCAGATTACGCTGAGATTGTTCAAGAAAAGTTCGCCGAACTGATTGTGCAGAAATGTGCTGACATAGGTGCGCTCAAGGCTGACGGCAACTATGAAGTCTATAACAGCATCGTGGAATACTTTGGAATGCAGGAGCCTGAAGAATGAACCAACAAATTCAAGAACTGCGTGGGCAAGTCAAACTAGATATTGATCAATACCAGGAATCATTACTCAAACTCGGCGCCTTTGTGCTTGCCGACGACGGTGGCAATGAGGTTCTCAATGCTTACTTGGCGAAGTTTGCCGAACTGATTGTGCGGGAATGTGCGTTGCAATGCAATCACAATGATGACATGGATCGTATTCTAGAACATTTTGGAGTTGAATCATGATGTACAACTTGATTCTGGTGCTGGCCACAGGTGTTGCCACTGTTGGCAACTATGCAGATCTCAACTCTTGCCAGGTCAGTGCGGCACAGTTTCAAAAGCAAAACGTCACAGCGGCCTGCGTACAGCAACCCAGTGCCGAACAAAGCATGGCACAAGCACAGGCCATGATGAAGAATTTTATGAAAATCATGGAGCAAAAATGACACTCAATGAAAGAATGAATCAAGATATTGATAAGTTGATTGCTGACCTTGAACAAGCAAAACGCACTAGGACATATCTACAGCGCAGTGCCGCAGTGCAAGCCATTGCAGAACAATGCAACAACTACAATGAATACTGGACTGATCGTTTGTACAGTCTGATGGACTAGGGCACAGGCCCCAGGGTGGATGCCTGGCACAGGGTCAGGCGTTGTTTTATTTTAACTAGGAAAAATTATGTTTAAAGATATTCGTGTTCGTGCAGCTCTTCGCACGTTGGGATTGTTTGGTATTGCTGCGGTTTCAGGTGTCGTCGGCGTACTTTTCATACAGACTTATGGTATAATGGCAGCAGTGACCTTGGTTGCTATTGGATTGGTGGCCGCCATGATGGGCGCGGTATATGATATCATGCTGCTGAAGTTGAAGCATGAAAAAGAATATAAAGATTTGTCAGCGTCACTCAACAAAACCATTACAGAATAAACACAAAATCACATGTGGGTGCTGTTGGTCATAACCATCATGGCACAGGGGGAACAGCCTGCCCAATTCAGCAGTGCCATTTACGCTGGTCAGGCCGCTTGTGAACAGGCCAAAGCACGGGCCCAGCGTAGACC